CGGGCAAGGCCCGCGCGGCGTTCGATCTGCGCGGCGGCATTGATTCGCTGCTCGCCAACCCTGCGACGGTTTCAAAGGAAATGGCCGGGCAGGCAACGGCGCTGGCCGATGCGATGTACGCCGCGAGCGACAGCGGCGTCACGCTGGTGCAGACGCTGGAACGGGCATTTTCGACCGACGACCTTGACGATTTCGTCACGGTGCTGCCGTCGATCACCGATGGCCTGGACGCGGCGAGCGCCGCCGGCGACGAGATGATCCGCGGGCTGGCGTTCGGCCTGGCCGGGCTGATCACCGCCAGCGGCGATTTCGAAGACAAGATGGTCGGCACGCTGGCGCGCATCGGCGAATCGATGTTGCAATCTGGGCTGCTGTCGCTGTTTTCCGGCGGCACGCAGGGCACGTCGTTCGGGACGATGTTCAAGGGGTTGACCGGGCTGTTCGGCGGCGCGCGCGCCGACGGCGGGCCGGTGACCGGGGGTGTGCCCTATCTGGTGGGCGAGCGCGGCCCCGAGATCGTGGTGCCCGGCATGTCGGGCAACGTCATCCCCAACCACGCGCTGCGCGCCGCCAGCGCGGCCGGCGGTGCGGCCTCGCGCGGGCCGACGGTGCAGAATTTCGATTTGCGGGGGGCGATGGTGACCGAAAGCGTGATGGCGCGCATCGATGCGGCGGCGGCGCAGGCGGCGCAGGCCGGTGCGGTTGGCGGGATGCAACTGGCGCGCGCCGACCGGGCCCGCACCGCCCGCCGGCGGCTGGGCCGCTGACATGCCGGTGATCGCCATCGTGCCGCCGCGCGGTTTTGTTGTCGCGCGGCCGCGGCTGATCGATTTTTCCAGGACCCTGCGACCGCCGATGGGTGGCGAGACCCAACGGCTGCGGCGGCTGGGCACGCGCTGGGGCCTTTCGGTGCAACTGCCGGTCATCCGCGAGGGGGCCGTGCTCGCGGCACTGATTTCGGACATTCTGCGCGCGCGCGACGAGGGCGCAACCTATCCCTGGCCGCAGCCGGGAATCGTGGTGCCGCCTGCCGCGTCGGCTGTCGTGCGCGGCGCCGGCCAGACCGGCAGCGCGATCAACCTCGGCGGCTTTCCCTATCCCTACACCGTGCAGAAGGGGCAGGCGTTTTCGGTGACCGTTGCCGGCCGGCGCTATCTTTACACCTTTGCGGCGACGATGACGTCGGACGGGGCGGGCAATTTCGAGGGCCTGCCGATCTTTCCGATGCTGCGGCGGTCGCCGGGCAATGGAGCACCGATCGATCTCAACCCGGTGATCGAGGGCGACATTACCGCCGACAACGCCAGCGGGTATGAATGGGAGCATGACCGCGACGACCAGGTGCCGTTGCAGTTTGCCATCGAGGAGATGGCATGATGACTAGTCGCGAGCGGTACGCCGCATGACCGAGCTGACCCCGGCACTGGATGCCGCCCTGTCCGCCGACCGGCCGCTGGTGTTCGGCGCGCTCGAGCTCGACTTGCCCGGCGGCGCGGCGCGGTTCCTGGATGGTGCCGGCGAGATCAGCTTTGCCGGCCGGACATTCGTTGGCACCGATCCCACCTTCGGCACGATTGCCGCGATCGATGCGATCACCGATGGCGGATCGGACGAGGCACCGGGGCTGGGCCTGACGCTGTTGCCGCCCAACGATACCGCCGCCGCCGTTCTGGCCGGGGCGACCGTGCAGGGCGCGACGGCGACGGTGTGGATCGGCGCGATCGACAGTGCCACCGGCATTCCGGTGCCCGACCCGTATCTGGCGTTCCTGGGCGAGGTGGACGTGGCGACGATCCGCGCCGGGGAGAACGGGCGCAGCGTCGATTACGACCTGGTTTCGATGAGCGAGCGGTTTTTCGATGCCGATGAGGGGTTTCGGTTGAACCAGAGCTTTCACCAATCGGTCTGGCCCGGCGAGACCGGGTTCTTTGACGTGACCGGCATCGAGCAGACGATTTACTGGGGCGTCGCGCCGCCGCCGGGCGTGGTGTCGGCGGGTGGCAGCAGCAGCCGTGGCAGCGGTGGCAGTGCCGGCGGCGGCGAATGGGAGCGGGTGCTGTGAGCCGCGCCCGGCGGCCGGCACCGGCCATGGTCAACCGCGCGGCGGCGGCACAGGCGACGTTCGACCGCTTTCACGGGCAGGCCTTTGCCTGGGGGCGCGCCGATTGCGCGCGGATGGTGGCGTTTCACCTGCGCAAGCTGGGCCTGAAACCCCGGCTGGCACCGGCCGGCAGTTACCGCACTGCGCTTTCCGCCAGGCGGGCGTTGACACGCGCCGGGCATGACAGCCTGGCCGGGGCGCTGGATGCGCTGGGCCTGGTGCGGATTGCGCCGGCGGCGGCGCTGGTGGGCGATGTGCTTGCCCTGCCCGGCGAGGACGCGCTGGGGGCGCTGGTGGTGGCGCTGGGCAACGGCCGGGTGCTGGGCTGGCATCCCGACGCGGCCGGGGCGGAGGTCTTGCAGCCGGTGGCGTTCGAAGCCGCCTGGAGGGTCTTGTGAGCAAGACGCTGCGCACGGCGGCGATTGTCGTCGGCGCGGCGGCATTGGTGGCGACCGGCATCGGCGCGGCGGCGGGGGCCGGCCTGCTGGGTGCGACGGCGACGGCGGCGGCGGCGGGTTCGGCGGCGGCCGGGGCCAGCGCGATCGGCGGGATCATCACGGCAGCGGCGACGGTGGCGAGCGTGGCGACGCTGGCATCGACGGCGCTGGCGGTTGGCGCGCAACTGACCAGCCAGCCGCCGCCATTGCAGGGCAATGCGCTGACATTCAACGCATCGATAGACGCAGGCATCCCGTATCTGATCGGGCGGACGGCGACGCGCGGATCGATCATCTATCGCCGCACACATTCGACGCCGGGATATTCGCTGCCCGATTTGCAGACGTTCGGCATCGTGCTGGGCGGCGGCGGGCCCTATCACGCGATCGAGAGTTTTTCGGTTGACGGGGTGACCCAGACGTTCGCCGGCAGCGGCGACACCAGCGGCACCTATGCCGGGTGGATGTGGCAGCAGCAGCAGCTGGGCGCGACACCGGAGAGCGCGGCGTTGCAGGTGAGCACGGCAAAGGGGTACCCGCCGGGCTGGGGCGCATCGTCAAAGCTGTCGGGTTACTGCGCCGCGATGTGGACCGTGCGGTTCGACACCAAGGGCAAGTTTTACGGGGCCGGCCTGCCGAAGCCGCTTTGGGTGGTGGAAAGCGCGCTGGTTTATGACCCGCGCCTGGACAGCAGCTGGCCGGGCGGTTCCGGGGCGTGCCGCGCCGGCGTTGAAGCAACCTATGTCTATTCGGAGAACCCGTGGCTGCATGCGCTGACCTTTGCGTTGGGGCGCGTGCAGAACGGGCGGCGGGTGCTGGGGGCCGGGTACCCGGCGATCGGCATCGATATCGCGGCGTTCGTGGAAGCGGCCAACGTCGCCGACGCCAATGGCTGGACGATTGGCGGCATGGTGCTTTCCACCGATGACAAATGGGTCGTGCTGCAGAACATGGCGCAGGCCGGTGGCGGCGCGGTGATCCACCTCGGCGCGCGGTTGAGCTGTGTTGTCAACGCGCCGCGCGTGGCGCTGGCGACGGTTACCGCCGCCGATGTGGTGGGCGAGGCGTCTGCCGCCGGTACCCGATCGCGGCGCGGGCGGTTCAACGTCGTCATCCCCAAATATCGCAGCGAGGCGCACGGGTGGGAGATCATCGCCGGCAGCGCGGTGCCGGTGGCGGCGCACATTGCCACCGATGGCGGCGAGCGCCGGCGCGAGCTGGTGTTTTCGCTGGTGCAGGATTTGACGCAGGCGCAGCAGCTCGCGCGATATGCCATCGAAAATTCGCGCGAGTTCGAGCCGGTGGAACTGCCGCTGAAAATCCGGTGGATGGGATACAAGCCCGGCGACTGCATTGCGGCGAACCTGCCTGAAATTGGCCTGAACGGGCAGGCGATGATCATCATCGGGCGCAGCATCGACCCCGAAAGCGGGGTGGTGACCCTGACGTTGCGCAGCGAGAATGCCGGCAAGCACGCCTTTGCGCTGGGCCAGACCGGCACCGCGCCGCCGACCCCGAGCCTGACCGCGCCGCCGGTGGCACCGCAGCCGGCCGCGCTGGAATGGTCGATTGCCGCCAACGGCCTGGTGGCCGGCGACAGCGTGACGCCGGCGTTGATCGTGACCGGTGGCACCGCGCTGCCGATCGACGGGATCGTGTTCGAATATCGGCAGTGGAGCGGTGGCCTGGGCGCCGATGACGGCTGGGTGACCGCCGGCATCCAGCCGGCCGGGGCGACGCGTGCCGAGATAACCGCGCTGTTGCCGGGCACGCAATATCAGGTGGCGGTGTCGTATCGCCTGGCCGGCCTGACCGGCGAACGCCGCGTGCTGGGGCCGACAGCGACGGCCGGCGCAGGGGTGGCGTGGACATCGGTGAGCGGCGCGGGGCGGCCGGAGGACAATGCCACCGCCGCTGACAATCTGGTCAGCAACGCCGGGCTGGTGACAGATACGGCGCAGTGGGTGCTGTCGGCGGGTGTGGCGCGGCAGGCGGGTGTTGCTGGCGAGCCTGCACCGGCGCTGCTGCTGTTTCAGCCGGGCTTTTCCGAAACCACAGCGAATTTCAACCTTGGGCAGCCGCGCCCGTTGCCTTCGACGGGCAGGCCGCTGTTCTTTC